CTTTCATTTCTCTCCTCGCCAAATAAATCTTGAACATCTAATAATATTGTCTTATCACCTTCTCTCAATAATTCTTCAGATGTGTTCAAGCCAATTTTAGTCACCAAATCTTTTTCTGGTGCTTTAGCGTATTCCTTTTCTGGTAATATAATTTGTCTCTTTTCCATTATTCTGCTGATGGGAATGCTCCTTTCGGACCAAATCTTTCAATAAACTTATCCAAGCCGGTTTTGCCTGGTCTTAAACCGAAATAAAATAAAAATGGTGTTGATAAAATCTGTTTTGAACTACTATAATAATCTTGTGTTTTTCTAATTATAAAATCCATAGAAGCATCCCAGGTAACTTGATTCCAAGTTCCAGCGGTACCATATCTGGTGTAAAGTGTTCCTGCTGTTGGTTCTATTGCTGTGCCACTTGTGTAATGTAGATATGTAAACCCAGGATACTCACCATCATATGATGCGTGACCATCAGATGACGATACCACATCAAATTCAACAGTTGTTGTTACGTTAAGACCACCAATAGTTAAACCTGAGAAGGTATAAGTTATTGGTAACAATAGATATTTGTCTGATGAATCATCCGCTGCTGATGTTAAATTATAACCATAAGTCATCCCTTGTAAAGGTTGTACTTGAACGTTTCCATAATCCCATCGTTGATTATCTAATGTTGTTTCATTATAAGGACCAAATCCAGTTCCACCTTTTTCCCATAAATAAAATGGTACCGGTTGAGCTGATTCTGTCAATCTACCCTGGACAAGTGTTAAACCATCATTTGCAATATGTGTTGGTTCATTTAAACACGCTCTTTGTCTTTCGCCATCTTCAGCAAATTCAAAAGTAACTGGTAATGGACCATATATACTAGTTCCATTTTTAAACACACTAGGGTATACATCTGGATCTAATACTTGATATGAATACCCAAGATATTTTGGACTTTGTAAATCAAATGGTTCAATACCAACTTCATTATTAATAGATATTAATTGCATGATATCACCATCTAATACCCTGTTAATACCATTTAATTTAAATCCTTCATTATCAAAAAATTCATTAATATCATGCTCATTGTTACTAACGTCCATTCTATAGTTAATTGCTAAACCTAATAGTTCACCAAAATTTTTATATGATGTTGGACCAATCTGTCTACTAACAGAACAATTTGGATCTAAGTTAGGGTCAGTACAAATTTCTTTAATGAATTCATCTCTAGGCCCTAAATCAACAAATGTTGTTGGTCTATTAATTCTTTTTTTAGTAAAGAATAAACTAGCGCCTGCCCCCCAAGCAGTTGTACTTGGATTATATGGACATGATCTGTAATAGAATATGTTTTGATCTGGTGCCCATTTTATAATATCTTTACAATAATCAGCATCTGTGTTGGTTTTATTCTTAGCTTTAAAGGCAAAGAAATATAACGAACCAGATAACCAGTTATCAACAAAAGAATAATTTACAATACCACCACAAAAAAGTTTACCAACACGTTTTCTTCTTCGATATTCTTTTAATATATCCCAAACTCTTTTTGTTGATTGAGTTCCTGGAACAACAGTAAAAACACCATTTTCAAATTCAGACATACCACTACGTGTATATTTTTCAAATGTTTCACCTTCCCATGAAGAAATTAAGGGAACACCAGAACTCGGGTAAAAAACAATGTCGTCAGATAATGATGACGTATAGGCAGCTAATGGCGCTCCGTATCCTGTATTTGTTATATTTGTTGCCACAACCGATGTTGTACCAGCATTATAACTTGCTGGAGATACCACACCCGATTGAGTATAATTTGTGTAACCAGTTGTTGGATAATACCAACTAACAATACCTTCATCATATGGTGTGTCATATAAATCACAACCAGATTCTAATTGAACTAATGTTGATGTGTCAGCTCCTTCTTTTTCTGTTGCACTTCTAATTGTAAAAGTATATGATATAGGTTCACCCAATAAACCTGAATCATCTTGAAATGTGATATTTCCATAACTTATGGTATTGCCACTCGCATCTAATTCTGCTGTGCCCGAAAATTCATTTGTTAAATGAGCGTTTCCATATGTTGTACTAGATAACACATAATTTGATTGATTATCTATAAAATATAAAATACCTGTACCACCAGAAATGAATGCAGCACCCAGCGCATTTAAATCTTCACCAGAACAATCGCCTGTCGTTGATGGTGAAAACGTTAATGAGGTGACGCTTAGAGTTCTACTACTTTCCAAATAATCACCAGTTATTGTAACGGTACCAACTGAACAATAATCATTACCCGTTCCGGTACCACTTACAACCGAACCGTAGCTGTTATTAGCATTACACTCCTCACATTCTGGGTAATTAATCAAATATAAACGCCTCTGACCATTTTCTTGTGCTCTAAATGCCGCTTTTTTAATACTCCTAGCTAATTGTCTGATTGGTCTAAAATCAGCAGCGTCCCCAACAGTAAATAATAATCTCACTAAACTATTGGTAAATGTTAAAACAACAAGGTTAATCAACTGTTCCAAAAACAATAACACTTCAGCAATTAATAATGTGAAAGTTACATTTTTAGTACCAAAGTTAACTGGGAATGTATTTGCTGAACTTGTACAATCTTCTTCTTCTGCCGGAACAATTTCTTTAATTGCTAAGAAATTATCGGTTGAGAATGGTACGTTTTTAAAATATGAACTTTGGAAAGATGAAACAGTATAAACTTTATTATATGAAAATCTATAGAAATAATCTTGTGGGTAATTAAACCCATCAACATTGTTTAATATGTCGCCCATTGCAGATGCAGGATAATCCGAATATTCGGTTGACCACGCATACGATTTCATTTGGTCATTACTATACTCTTTAATGTTTGGTAAAAGATAACTTGCGGTTGTTCTAACCCTACCCAATGTTTCGTTCTTAACTGACATTCGCATTCTATAAATGGCTGACGTTGGAATACCTTTGTTTGGGTCATTTGTAAACTCATTTTCACCAAATTCATTTGTATAGACATAGTCCATATTCATTTCAATTGGCATGACGAATGAACCGCTTTCGTCAATGTCTTCTTTTGTTTCAATAAGTTCTAATATTGGTCGATTACTTGAATCTCTCTGTGTTGTAAATCTAATTGATTCGATAGTGGAATTAACCGTTACCAAATCACACTTTCTACCCATTTGTCTTCTTGGGTAGCAATTCTTATTAATTGCATTACTATCCTTATCGGTAAATAAACCACCTATAACAAATGCTTTTGGTTGTATTTTAACTCCTTGACTTGATAAATCAAAGTCGCTTCTAGTGATTCCTAAAGTACATAGTTCGACATTTCCCCAGAAAGGATGTACCTCAACGGTTCTATCAAAAGAAACTACTTGTGGTAGTGAATCTAAATCTACGCTTGGTTTAAACTGATATGTTGACTTAAATTGATCAACCCCATAACCATTCCTTAAGAAATCATCTGGGCGTAATGAGAAACAACCAATATCAGATAAATCAACATCCACGTGTATTGTTTGTTCACCTAGTGGTACTCCCCAAATCATAAAATCACCTGAAGTATTTGTTTTAACAGTATATTTGTAATATTTCTCATATACCTCTAAAACTTCTTCTCTTGTTAAAATATCTGTCTGATCTGGGAATGTTCCTGTTGGTTCATGACCCCCGTGTTGTTTTCTTGATGGAAGTAGATTATAGCGATATCCGTTCTCATTTTTATCTTGTGCTGATTTAAATGGGTATAAAGCTGATACCACTGGATCATCTTCGTCTTCTTGGGCCAATGGAACAAATATGGATACTCTAGCATTGGGAACGCCAAATCCGTTGTTTACAGATATTCTACCACAAACAACGCCATAGTCGGCGCATAATGATGCGTAAGTGTCTTGTTGGGTAAATTTTAATGAAAGTATCTCTAATAAATCAAATTTCTGTTGTAATTCAACAGTAACCAATTTATCCTTCCCAACATTTGTTAAAATTCTGTGTTTTTGAACCATACTAATATAAATAGAAACCTACTGATTTTCTAATGTAGAATATAAGTAAAAAAACTATTAGTATGTAGTGGAACCTAAGGTTTTAACTCTTATTTTAATATCTTTATTTGGAAATCTGATTTGAAATATCTGATTTGCTTTCATATATATGGTTGAATCAGATTGTACAATTTCTTTTGTTATAGGATTTGACTCTTGAGCAACCTGTGCTGTTGAATATTCTCCACCAATTTTGTTAAAAACTCTAATACTAACCACGTTAACAATACCAGAAATATCGTTGATTTCTTTTTGTAAATCCCCCACAAATAATGGGTCCCCCATCTTACGTTTATCGATTGAGAAATAAGCTGTTATTTTAGTAATCGCTTCTCTTAATAAATCCGCTTGGTTTTGGTTTTTATCAACTACCAAATCGATTTCTAAACCCATATCAATAACCTCACCACTAACAATATCCAAATAGTCGTTAATCATTCGATATTCCGACAAGTAATTTAAAATATTGTTTTTTAGGGTGTTAGAAACGGTATCACTTAAGTTACCATTCTCATCATATGATAATAGTTTAATTCTTACTCTGTTGTTTTCTTCCATAACATTAACTTTGGCCGGAGCCCCGAATGTTGATGGCATATTTTCAATCAATGATTTATAATCATTAAGTGTAACTGCTCTGTTTTGTGCTGCAAAATTATATGCAACCATATTTCTTAATTCCTCAACAGTTGGTTGGTCCGCTCCACCGACAGCCGGTGTTACGTTCGTAACTTGTAATGATTGAGATACTTGGTTGTTTATTGAACTTAACGGACCAGTCATCACAAAATCAACATTTTCTACTGTTGTTAAAACACCAACCCCTAGATTGCTTTCTTTACCACCACCAATTCTATATTTTATGAATAAGGTTGTGTTTGCTTTAGGAATTGTACCCATTGACATATTATTTAGATATGTTCCTAGATTAACCTTTAAATTACTTGTAATATAATTGTCCAAATTATCTAATGGGTCAACATTACCTGAACCAAATGTTAATGAGAAATAACCTTCTGGGGTATATTCTGTAATAAATTTATTTGAAACCTTAACATTTGTACCAGCAACAAAATTCTTTTTGTCAGAAGTACTTGTAGGGTCTTTTATGAATACTTTATCTTGTATTAGTGTTTTAACCTCATACCATTTATTTGTTGAACTAATAAATTCAGAAGCATTTGGATTAGCACCGAAAGACGTGCCTTCTTTGTGTATAATCGACGTAACGCCTAGAACATTTTTTTCGGGTAAATAGAGTTTTAAGAATGGTTTTTGGTCTCTTTGCGTGATTGCTCTTCTAAAAATTTTAGTAACACCATTAACAACAGCTTCTCTTTTTGTAATCGTGTATGAAATTAATTTATTATTAGCATCAGAATTTGGTATTTTTAATCTGTTTGGTTCTCCTCTATCGTTAAATGGATTAGAAAAGTCAATATCAGAAATTGTTTCAAATATTTGACCACCGCCAGATACTTGGGCGCCGGCTCTTAAAATACCTTCATATCTTTCATCATCCTTATCACCCCTAACTGGTACGTTAATACTAAAATCACATAATGACACCGCTGGTCTTTGACCTGGAACTCTAATTCCGTATGTTTTTGCAATATGAAATAATGATTGTTTTTGTTGGGCGAAGTCCAACATAGTTTCTTGCCAAACTCTATCTATATGATAATGTAAGTTATCAGCAACAGCGGCATTTAAATCCAATGACACAGAAAATATTGATGCGTCATTTGTATTTTTAATTAATTCAGGATAGTAATCTTTTGTTAAATTAACTAACTCTTCTCTAATTCCCGCGAAATCTCTATTCGTGTATGATATTTTTTTACTCATCTTATATGTTAATAATTATAAAATCACTTGAACCAAATGCCCCATTATTTACTGTATAATCAATTCTTACTTTTGCGGTATAAGGTTTATTTGATGAATCAGATGTTCTAAATAAGCGACTATCTTCATCTTCACTAACACTAACCTGTTCATCTGGATCATTTTCTGCGTTAATAACCTTTATTGAATTAATATCTAAATTTGGAATGTATTTTTTTACCGATTCCCTTATTTCGTCTTCAATATGGTTAAAAGTAATAACATCATTTTGGTCGAAAATGTATTCATAAATTCTAGTACCAAAATCAGGTAAAAAATATCTAGTACCCCTCTTTGTTAATATAAGGTGTATTAGATTCGCTCTAATCTCTTGCTCGGGGGTTTTTGTCATTCTAACAAAGTCACCGACCATACTATCCCTAAATGGGAAATCTATACCATAGGATGTTGCCATACCAATAAATATAAAGAATACCGAAATGGTAATAAATAAAAAATCGCGACACTTTCCGAAAAAAATGTCGCGATAATTGTCGCAATAATGGTGGATTGAACTTCGCACCCATTATATTATGATCCACAACCCACACATTCAAATGGTGAATCGTCTGGTTTTGCGGTCAAGGTTGCATCGTTTTGTTCAAAATGTATTGAATTCGTCGTTTGTGCTTGCACAGGTTCTGGTTTTGGCGTTGTGGCTGAAATATCCACCCCTAAACTTTTTATAGCATCTACCGCTGAACGAGTTCTTAAATAATACATTCCGGTTTTTAAACCCATTTTCCAACCGTAAATGTGTGCCGCCAATAATTTTGGTTTTGTCACATTGTCCATAAATAAATTCATGGATTGTGATTGGTCAATATAAACAGCACGATTTGCTGCCATTTGGATAATTCTTTTTTGTGACATCTCCCAAACAGTTTTATATATCTCTTTTAATTCTGTGGGGATTTCTGGGATATTTTGAACAGAACCATTTTCCATAATTAATTTATTTTTGATGGCGTCGTTCCACATACCAATCTTTAATAAATCTTTTACTAAATGTTTGTTAATTACAACGAATTCGCCACTTAAAGTTCTTCTCAAGTATAGATTTGTTGTGAATGGTTCAAACGCTTCATTGTTACCCAAAATTTGTGCTGTAGATGCTGTTGGCATAGGTGCAACCAATAAAGAGTTTCTAACACCAAATTTGATGATTTCTTTTCTTAGTGATTTCCAATCCCATCTACCTGAAGTATCCTTATCAGTTTTACCCCACATTTGATATTGTAAAATACCTTGGGATAAAGGTGATCCTTCAAATGTTTCATAAGCACCTTCTTTTTGTGCTATCTCCATTGAAGATGTTAGTGCAGCAAAGTAAATTGTTTCAAAAATTTCCACTTGGATTTTATCCGCTAATTCACTTTCAAATGCAATACCTAACAAACAGAAAATGTCTGCTAAACCTTGAATACCTAAACCCACTGGTCTGTGTCTAAAGTTAGAACGTTTCGTTTCTTCTGTCGGATAATAATTTAAATCAATCACATTGTTTAAGTTCCTAACAATTTGCTTAGTGGTTTCATATAACAATTCATGATTGAATTCACCATTAATAATATATTTTGGTAAAGCAATTGACGCTAAATTACAAACCGCTTGTTCATCAGCAGATGAGTATTCAATAATTTCAGTACATAAGTTAGATGACTTGATTGTACCTAAATTCTTTTGGTTTGATTTATAATTTGCAGGGTCTTTGTACAACATATAAGGTGTACCAGTTTCCATTTGTGCTTCTAAAATCTTATCCATTAATTTTCTTGCCTTTACAACTCTACGCGCTCTACCTTCTTGTTCGTATTGCTCATATAATTTTGTAAAGTTTTTTTCTTCTGGTGTATCATATGTGTCAGATAACCCTGGAGCTTCGTCTGGTGTGAATAGTGACCAATCACCATCTTCCTCAACTCGCTTCATGAATAAATCTGGAGTCCACATTGCCAAAAATAAATCTCTAGCACGCATCTCTTCTTTACCAGTGTTTTTTCTTAACTCAATAAATTCAAAAACATCTGAATGCCAAGGTTCTAAATAAATTGCAAATGAACCTTTACGTTTACCACCTTGATTAATCCAACGAGCAATTTCGTTATATGTCTTCATCATAGGGATTAAGCCATCAGATTCGCCACCTGTACCCTTGATATACGCGCCTTTTGCTCTAACATTGTGAACGTGTAATCCAAT